ATCCACGGCTGCTACATCAATTCGCTGGGTCGCCACTACAACAAAGCCATGTCCAACGGCGAACTTACCGGGGGCTACGGGTATGGCACGCTGTACGTTCTGCGCGACCTGCTCCACTATCCCAACCTGTACCGCTGGAAAGGCAAGGACGACAAGGTGGGCTCGTGGGCCTCAGGACGCAACGCGGTGTGGTATGAAACCACCATGCACACGAGAACCATGCTGTTCGAGTTGATGCGCGCGGCACTAAGAGAGGGCGCGGGAACCTCCGGCGATTACGGAGTGACCATCTACGACGAATTGCTCTCCGCGCAAGTCCGCATGTGCACCAGAAAAGAGACCGGGCGGGTGGACGTCAAGAAAGGCCACGACGACATTCTGTTCGGCGCCATGCTGGCCAACGTGGGAATGCGCCAGTGGGCTCCGCCGCGCACCATGAACGTGATAAAGTCGCAGGCCCGCGAAGAGGACGAAGAAGTGCGCAAACTGCTGGGAGCCAAAGGCGATCAAGTGCTGGATGAAGCCAGCATGAGCCTGATAAACCACATCAAGAAAATGCAGGGCAAGATCGACGCCGGACAGTACGCCGAAGATTCCGAGTTCGATGAGATAGGAGTAAGTTGATGCCAGCCCACGCCATAGACCTACGTGACCCGCAATCCGCGCTCCGTGTGTTGCTCACCCTCGTTTTACAGAATGGAGGTGAATTGCGTTTCAAAGCCTGCGATTACGACCAACTGGACAGAGGGCGCCTGCTCACTGTAGACTTCGACCGAAAGCGCAGCCAAGTGGTGTTGCGCGCTACGTCGGATTTCGCATCGGCGGTTCCAGTCGCGCCAGAGGCTCACGCATGGGTCAAACCAATCGACGCCGCACCTACCGAAAGAGCCAGAGTGCAAGCGGAAAAGGACGCAAGCCGGATAGCCGTACACACCGACGAGGAACTGGCCGAGCGCGAGGAGGAACTGGCCCGCAGGCAGGCGGTGGCCCGTCTGGTACAGGAAGGCAAGAGCCCGATGCGGATCAAGACCGTCAAGTAGCGCATACCCCGGAAGAGATCGACGCTTGGCACGTTAATTCCGCGCGCGTAGTGCTGACCGAAATGGGCATCGAGTTCAACGAGTTGCGCGAGAAAAACAAGACGCTGGCCTGGAAAACCTACCAGCGCAGGCTGAATGAAAACGCCGGGCAGCTTTGCGAAATCATGAGCATGAAAGACATCGTGGAATTAAGCATGCGGATCGAGAGCGAAATCAAGAGCGAATCCGGCGGCGGTTCCGGAAGCCCGCTCGATGAAGTGCGCGAGTTCCTAAATGACAAAGTCAATTGAAGAAATCGAACTGTGTCCGCATTGTCATTCCCCGATGCAAGTCGCGGACACTGTGTACCACGGCGACAAAGTAATCTCACGGCGCTACGTCTGTTTCTGCCAAGGCGTTGTTTATCATGTGAATAAACACGTCGGTCAGGCGGCAGGAGGACGGAGCACTTAAACTTTGGCGTTCACCAATTTTAAGACCATGCCGGCGACCGGCTCTCCGAAGACGGATAACGACGCATCGACAAAAGATATTCGCGCCCGCCAGATTGACGAACTTGTAAGACAATCCACTTCAAGACGCCGAGAGGTGTATGGGCCTAATCATGACGAGGATTGTTCTAATTTTTACAATCTTTTTGAAAGAACCCGCCGGATGCCCACCTTCCGGCCGCGCATAGCCGCCCCGCAACTGCAACTGCTGCTACTGCAGGAAGCCGCCGACTCCACCGACACCAATATGCGGGTATTCATTCACCACGACGACGCGCGCGACAAGCAAAAAGAGAAAGCCTTTCAGGAACAATGGAAGCGCGAGTTCTGGGGCTTGCAAATGCTGATGGCTCAGGTGTACGCGCAGTTCTGCGGCACCGCGTTCCTGCAGGCGGGCAACGACGCGCTGGCCCGCAGAGGCAAAGGCAACGTGTGGTGTCGCGCGCGATTGCCGCAGCACGTGCACTGCGACCCGTGCAGTCCATGGCCGGAGGACTGGTCCTGGCAGGTCATCGAGGATCATGTGTACCTTGACCAGATTAAGCGCGAGATGCCCGACCACGCGGGTAGCATCAAACGCGCCTCCGCTAAATCGGAAAGCCTGAGCGGTGCCGCCGCCGGAGCTCTTGAAATGCCTCCCGGTCCCATGTCGGTTACCGTTCGTGGACTGCCGGAAGGCGAGTCCTACTCTACTGATGGTTTGATGAACCGACGCACCTGCTATGCCCGGGACACCACTATGCGCGACTTGAAGCGCGAAGAAGAAGTGCTGTTCATCAAGAGAAAACTTCCGGTTCCTGACCAGCTTCCGAAATATCCCCTGGGCCGCATGATCGTGGAGTGCGAAGGAACCATTCTCTCCGACGGCGATTCGTGGATTCCCCTGCCTGATATGTGGCCCGCCGTTCCGGTGTGGGCCGTTCCGCCGTGGGATTCGGTGTGGTGTCCAGCACCCATGAAGTACACCAAGAGCTTACAGGACGCCGCCGAGCAGCAGATGACCAACACCTACGAGAATGCCAAGCGGCTCAATCAAGGCATCGTGGTCATTCACGAGTCGACCGGAGTTACCGCCAACACGTTCGGCGGATTGCCCGGAGAGATCGTGGTGGTGGCCGCCAACTCCGCGCCCGGCGCGGGAATCGACATCAAGTTTCCGCAACCCTTCCCCCCGCAGATGATTCAGTACCCCAAGATGCTGCTGGACTTGCAGAAGGAATTGCGCGGCGCGACTCCCGCGCGGCAAGGCAACATGAGTCCCGGCAACGTGGGCAGCGATTTATTCGAGGCCGCGATTTCGCAGTCGCAGGGCGGCACCCGGTTGACCGCCAGATTTTTCGCTTGGTCGGTGCAAAAGATTGTCGAACTGCTGTTCTACACTATGGCCACCAGTTACACCGAGGAGCGCAGCTTCCGCGACAAGGATAAAGTGGTCAAGTGGGAGCCGGACACCGCCGCCGAGGAGTACGAAGTCCAGGTTCCAGAAGGCGCGGTGCGTCCGATGTCGCAGAGCGCGCTACGCGCCATGGTCATTGAACTGAAGAAGGCTTCACTTATTGATAGCCGTCATGCTCTGGAGCTTCTAGATATTCCCGAGGCGGATGAGATCGCGGATGCTATAGAAAAAGAATTAGCAATGGCTGCTTTGGCGAAGGGCGTTAAAAAATGAAATCAAAGAGACCGTCCGTTCAAAACCGCTCGGCCTTTTACGATAGCGTCCATTCTATTGTCCCGACTGCTACCAAGAAACAGGTGGCCTGGATTTACGCATGTCGGAGTGTCGCAAGTGTGAAGCACAAACTTGCCTTTTGGTATTCTTCCGTAGTGAATGTTCCAAGATACTTTGTGAGCTTTGAGGGTTCTATTCCTCATGTCCGGACCAGCGAAGAGCAACCCGTACTTCCAGTCTGTTGCTCCAATCCAAAACCAGCAACTAGCGGTTTTATAAACCTGCGCCCAGAAGCGCACCTCCAACGGCGTGAACTTGCAGCGGTTGCTGCAATAGTTGGCTTGGCCGTTTTTGATTTGGTATGGCCTTACTCTGTACTTACGTCCGCATCTCAGGCAGGTCTTTATGTGCGTAGGGTGCTGACACTCTCTACTACAAAACTTCGCTTCGTTTTTACGGTATGGCTTCACTTCAAAAACTTTAGAGCATGTTGCGCATTTAATTTTGATGAGGTTTTGCACGCCTTGAATTGTACCAAAGAAATTAGTCTTGCGGCTATTGCATGAAGAAAACCCACACCACTTTGCTGCCGCACACGCCCGCCCCGATTCACTGGAGGTCCACCACCTTCGCGGCAAAATTCTACGGAATAACCTATCGGGGAATCATGCAGTGGATCGAGCGCGGCAGATTTGCCTCGGTAGGCGTGCAGGTTTTTAAGGACGCTTCCGGTCGCTGGTGGGTTTTGATGGAAGATTCCGAATCCGATTTAGGAGTATGAATGAACAGCGGCTATTGACCCGCCTGTAGTTCCACTACGACACTCCCATCCGTGGAACAAGTCGGTCTCATTGAATTAGATACTATCAATCACGGCGAATATATTCTTGCGCAACTGGCCGTCGACGGCGTTCCTTCCGTGCCGTTCCACGTACACAAAAGCGTGCGCGAAAAATTTCCCAGAGAAGAAGACTTCATGGCGTATCTCGCGCGCATGGCCAAGGCGTGCATCCGGCGCTGCGGTGACGCGCGCAATCCATTTTCGCAAGAGATCGTGGAAGGAGCGGCCTGATGCGCGGAAGGAAAATGGGCAAGACCGGAGTGAAGGGGCGCAAGGATCGAGAGACTTCCACGCGGCGCGGACGAAGACGCGGCGGCCGCTACTAATTTTACGCAGTTCGATTGCCCTATTTGCGATCTTCCGGGTTAAACCGGAGTAGGGCAGGAAGGAGGAGCGCATATGGCTCGTAGAGGTCGTAAGCATCGGCGCGGTGGCAAGCGCAAGTAAGTCAGCGTAAGTGCTTGGCGATGGGGAGCAATGAAGGCTCCCCTTCCCACAGAAAGCGAGGCAGTATGCCGGACAAATTGAAAAAGGGCGGATACGACGAACTGATTACCCCGATCAACGAAGAGGGCAACCGAACCAGCAATGACCCCGACACGGCCAATGTTCCTTCAGACATCACTCCTCCCGACCCTATGGATTTCACGCACGGTATTTTCAAAGGTGGCGGGCGGAAAGGCAGCGCTCCCCCGAAAGGGTAGTAAATTCTGATGGGTGCTCCAGCCGTCAATCCTCAGATGCTATTGTCGCTCCTCAAGTCCAAGATGGGCGGAGCGGGCGGCGCTGCGGGCGCGGCTACCGGGACTCCGGGCGCCGAGGAATCGGTGGGACCGGCGGCCAAGGAATTGCAAGGCGCCGATCCCGACTACGCGCTGAAACTGGTTTCGAGCCTCAAGAAGCAAATTGCGGACATGATTCCCACTCTGGCCTTCCGCGCGCCAGCGGCCAGCCGAGCTCTGGTGTCCACCTTCAAAGGACTCGACGCGGCCATCAAAGAACTCCAGCAAGCCCAGGCTACTCTCAACGCGGTCGGAGGTCCGCTCAACATGAGCGCGATTCCCCGGCCGCAACCCCCCGGATCGAGCGGCGCTCCCGAAATGATGAAGCCGGCCGGACAAGGACTATGAAATGGCAAAGACACTCGCAGAACTAATCGCGGAAGCCAGCGCAGGCGATGACCTTCAATTTACAGGTCCGGATGGCCTGGTTGTTAAACTCGGTGATATTCGCAGTTTTCGCGGGACCGTGGATGCGGAAACGCGGGCGCTGAACGCCAAGCGGCAGGAAGCTGAGCGCATCGCCAAGGAAGCTGAAGGACTGCTGGCCGGTTTGCAAGCGGCCATGAAAGAGCAGGAAAAGAAAAATACCCCTCCGGACAAGAAGGCTGAGGACTGGCGAAAGAACCCTCTGTACGAAGACATCCTGCCGGTAATCGATTCTCTCAAAGCTACCGCCGAAGAAGCCCGCGAAAACGCCAAAACCCTCAAGGCTTCTCTCGACCAGTCCCAGGCTATCTACGCGCTCGAACGGATGCGCCGGCAGTGGGCAGAAGCCAAGTCTAAACCCAAGGACAAGAAATTCGAGGAAGTGGTGCAGGAAGTCCTCACCGCTAAGGAATTGGACAATCTCGGCCTGCCCACCCTTGAAAAGTATTTGTATCGCGCGACCGAGCAAGAACGCTTAGACGCCTACGCCGCCGAAAAAGTGGCCGAGGCCGAGAAAAACTGGAACAAAAAGAAAGCGGCGGAAGGCGTGCCGAAACCCGGAAAGTTCCAGACCGTCTCGAAGGATGCCGGGAAATCTCCGATCAAGAATCTACAGGAGCTTGATTCCGCAGCCATCGCCAAGGCTGCCGGAGAAGATCCGGACTTCGCGGCGGCCATTGAAGGAATGGTGCAATGAGCCTTGAAGAAAAATATCCGCGCCTTACCGAGATCGAGGACTTCAACCTCAAGCACGTAATCGCGTGCGTGCTGACTTCGAAGGGTGTAGTTGCCGAGTCCGGGCTAGTATCTGAACTCGCGCACGCGGTCGAAGAATTCTACGATCCAACACCCGAACCAGAACCTGAGCCTGCTCCGCCTGCACCACCGGAACCGCCCGTGCCTACGCCGGAGCCAGTTCCTCAGCCGGAACCGCCTGCACCAGCGGCGGAGCCGGGCGCATGAGCAAGGCTTTACAAGAACGGTTTCCCGACCTGTATTTCGATACCAAACAGGTCGAGGAAAAAATCCCGAAGGCGACGCCCCCGAGCATCGCGCAGGTCATGGACAAGGTTTTGACGGTGAATGGCATTCAGAACACGTCACTCGCCGCAGACTTAGCGGGTGCAGCAGAGGATTATTACAAGGGAGCTTAGTGCTGCAATACGAATTCAGTGGGGAAAACAGATTCATCGGGTTGATGAGGACAATGACCGTACTTGCCAAACGCGAAATTACAGTTCATGCAGAGAAGGCGGTATCCATCTCTCGGGAACTGCTTCTTTTCCAAGTAGGCGTAGAACCCCGCTCCAGCTTTGTGCATCCGGTCTTTTCTTCCGCCGCCGTTGATGTGGTCGATAGTCAGAAACTCGAAATGGCTATCCCCGCAGCATTCGCACTTCCCACCGTAAGCCGCAATGACTCGCTCTTTCAATTCTCGGTAGTACTTGCGGAAGTACTCCTTGCGTTTAGTGTTTGTTTTTTGCTTCATCAGAAGTTCTTCTCGGTTCTCATGGTAGTAACGGCGGGCGTAGTTTTTCTCACGCTCGGCATTTTGTTGGTACAACGCTCTGCGATTTGCTCGGAGACGTTCTGCGTTCTTCGCATAGTGCTCGGCGTTTTTAATATTGAAATAGTCGGGATGAAGGTTTTTGAATCTCTTCATCGCGGCTTTTCGTGCAGCAAGATTCATTGGTTGAGCAGTATAGCAGGTTTGTTGAAGGAGAATCAACATGGCCAGCGTAACGGGTACTGGAATAAGTACCCCACCCGCACAATTGGTGAACACCGTCGGATAGCTCTGGGCGGCTCTCGGCAGCAATGCCGAGATGAAAAATTCTCTCTGATCGACTTGGATGCTGAGATGCAAACAGGGCGGAAGGTCAGCGATGACCACCGTGACAGACTAAGCGAGAGAACATCCCTTGTGGATGATGCGATAGTCGGGTCTTGCGGGAATTGGAACCGCAAGAGAACAGCAGAAATGACTGTTCCATGCTTCGCGTAGAAGCAGAGTAACAATATCGCCAAGCGATTGTGCAGAAGTTCGTCGCCCCAGTGCTCGGCGACCAGGTTCTATTACCTTGCCCGACCATGTGGGCACTCGTTCGCCGCGGCAAGAAGATGGCTGGCGGCGCGCTGGTCTATCCGGAGTTCTTTCAGGAAGAGACCACCGGAGGCGCGTACTACGGCGCGCAGTTGCTCAACACCGCGCTACAAGACGTGGTGCAGCCCGCCGAGCAGCAATGGCGCTTCTACTACGAAGCGGTGGTGCTGCCGTACACCGACATCATCCTGGGACGCGGCGGGTACGCTGGCGTGGACATCGTGCGCCAGAAGTTCCAGACTGCGGCCGGTTCATTCATGCAGAAATTGGCGCGTTCGCTATGGAACGTAGCGCCGCAAAACACTTCGCTGGACATCGACGACATCGACTCGTGGATCGGGAAGACCACCAACGTCATCGCCGGTATCGACCGCTCGGTAGCCGCCAACGCTTTCTGGAAGCCGCAAGCCAACCAAGCGGGAGGCTCCGCGCCGCTCTCTATAGCCAACGCCGACGCCGCTTATTGGTCTACCGTGTTCGGCTACGACGAGCCGGACCTGATGGTGATGGACAACACCCGTTACGCCAACTTCAAACAGGCGTTCCAGGCCACCATCCGCTTCACGGAAAACTTGCAGGACAAAGAAGCGTTGCAACAGGGCTTCCGCTACCACTTCCTGTTCAACAACTGCGTGGTGCTGGCCGACCGCAACTGCCTGGCCTCGGTCGCCTATATCATCAACACCAAATATATGTTCCCGGTGTTCCACGAAGCCGATTACTTCGTCATCGATCCGTGGGTGAAGCCTTCAAATCAACGCGTGCTGGTTTCAAACGTATATTTGACTTGGCAACTCGCGGACCTGTCTCCAAGAATGGGCGCCAAGATCACTTCGATTTCCTAAAGGGAGAGCTTCGATGGCTATCGTCAATTCAGTTGCAAAATTTGCCGGGGTAGGTGCGCAACTTATTCAGCGCATCGGCGTCGTCATCTTGACGGCCACCCCGCAAACGGTGACCCTTCCCGCGTCCGGATCTATTTCACCGGCGGTGACCGTTGGGTACTGGCGAGCCAAGATTTATAACCAGTCGGTAGCCATCAGCGTTACCGCGCTGCAGATAAACGCCAGCGACGGCACCAACACCGTCACGCTTGACGAAGTTTCCCCGCAAGCGGCGTTGGCTATCACCGCCACCGCGTACCTTGACATGGATGGAGATTTCCTTCTTGATACCGCGCCTTCCGCTTCGGCTGGCGGCGGCGGCGGCACGCTGATCTTCGGCGGTGCGACCACCTTCAACTTCCTGGTGTTCACCTCCGGCGCGGGCGGTACCGCTTCCGGCGACTTCGAGATTGCTGCGGAGCCGTAGACAAGTTTGTAGTGCACGTGAGTAGGAAGGGCCGTGGGCAAGGTCGTTTTCGGGGCGGCCTTGCCCATACTTTTTGGAGCACACTTTGTTAATTGGAGACTTGGTTCAGGATGTGAGAGAAGCGGTGACCGACCAGCCGCAGACTCTTCCTCCGCCTTTCCAGACAGCGTTGCCGACGCTTAGTTTGATTGCTTCGGCAAATCCTCTAGCGCAAGTGCCCTATACCTTCACTTTTACATCAACCAATAATTGGGGCGAAAGCCAACCTTCCGGGGAAGTAACCATTACCCCCGGACCAGGTCAAGCCATTCAAATTAGCGGAGGTTTTTTCCCTGGCCCCGGTGTCGGCTTGCGCGGGTATGTTGCCGTCGGCGGAGGACCGGGAACAGAAACAAATTATTTTATTATTCCAGTGATCAATGGCGTAGCCAGCCTGCCGTTTATCTTCGATCTATCGTTGCCCACTTTAGTTGCCGCGCCACCATCGCGCAACACCGCGTATCTGCCGGACACCAACGGGGATGCTATTTCTGCTGGCACATTGTTTCGCTGGATCAACCGTGCCCTGGAACTGGCTTCAGAAACCGTTGGCGGCCTACTCGATTACTCCGGCATCAGCACGGTTTCCGGAGTGCCGCAATATATTGCGCCGGGACTATGGAGCAAAATTTCAACGCTCTGGTATGACGGCTACCCGCTGGCCATGGATGACGCGGGAACCTTTTTCCGGCGCAACACTATCACCGCGTCGATTCTCGCCTCGGTAGGCACTTCGCTTCTGACCGACCGCATGATGCTGGAAGTGTGGCCGCAGCCTTCGCGCACCGCCGCGCAAACCACCCTCGCGCAAGCCTTGACCGCGACCGCCACGCAAGCGGTGCTCACTTCCATGCAAGGATTCCTGCTCACCGACGGCATGGCCAACATCAACGGCGAAATCGTGTCCTACAACGGCATTTCCGGAACCACGCTCAAAGGATTGATTCGCGGGCTATCCGGAACCACACCCACCGCGCAAGTGGCCGGAGCGCAAGTCAATGAACTGAATATGTTTTGGCAGGGCTTCCGGCGCTACGCCCCGGCGTTCAAGCCCGGAGATTCCATGTTGAGCATCCCTGTGCCGGTGGGCTGGAACGCGCATATTTTCAAGTATGTGCTGGGCCGCGCTAAACTCGCCGAGCAAAACGTCGGCGACTTCAGCAAGCTCGAAGAGTCCTTGGTTAAAAGCCTTTCCGACTGGCAACGCGCCAACAAAGTAACCACCGGGCCTCGCCAGGTCGGAGAGCAAACGAACTCTCTTGAGGTTATGAACAACATGGGCGGGGGGTTTGTAATTCCTTGATATACTTGACGTTATGACACATTTTACTTACATCTACACGCTCACCGATCCTCGAGATGGACTAATTTATTACGTCGGGCGCACCAACAGTCCTAAACGGAGGAATTGGGAGCATCGCAATAAATCAAAGGCACTGACTTACTCGCCTTGGCATCAAGAATTGCTTGCCGCTGGCCTGCGTCCATTGATGGAAGTAGTAGAAGAGGTTTCCGGTACAGGTGTAATAGCAGAACGCATGTGGATAGCGAAATTAAGAGAAGATGGGCACCCTTTAGTCAATTCGTGGAGATTTATTCAAGGCCCGATCGGTGAAGGCAAAACAACATTTCGTGGCAAAGAGGTTATGTCCGCCGAGGAAGTTAGGCAATGGCGAGCAAGAGATATTCAGTCGAAGTGGCAGAAATGGTGGGACTCACTGCCAGCAGAAGAAAAGTCGCGGAGACAGCGCAATAGGACGAACGCAAAATCACGGCAAGCGGGACGCGACTTTTGGTCAAAGATGTCTCCAGAGGAAAGACAGGAGTTTTGCCGTAAACGCTGGGAGCGGATGTCGCCAGAAAACAGGGCTAAGGTTTTGGCCGGGAACAAGAAATGAGTCCCGCTTACAAAGCCATTCCTACAAAGCCTTTTCTAAAAGGGCTGATGGCCTCCTCCGACCCGTACACGCAACCGGGTGGAACGTTTCCTCGCGGCTCAAATCTTCTGCTCAACAAGCGCGGAGCTCTGGACGTTTGCGACGGAACGCAACTGGTACACGCTTTTAACGGACAAGTGCAAAGCGGACGCGGGAAAATTCTTTGCACCTTTCTGTTCTCGCCTACCGGAGTATCGAGCTATTATCTCGCACTCGCGCAGGCGCTCGATCTGCCGCTCGGGCCTCCGCTAAATCTGGCGGTAGCTACGGCGGGGGGGGGATTACTTGGCGCGGGCACTTACTATTACCTGGTGACCGCGCTCGACGGAGTAGGCGGTGAAACAACCTCAGCGGGAGAAGTAGCCGTTGCTACCGGAGCTAACGGCAAGAACACCCTTACTTGGGGTGTTGTGCCTAACGCAGCGGGCTATAACGTCTATCGGTCTTCATCCGCGGGGACGGAAGTGCTGCTTACCGGAAGTTCCAGTGCTGTCCTACCTGTGCCGCAAGTTGCCACTGGAGGGCTTTCTGTTTCTTTTGTGGATGATGGGACTACCTCCACCGGACCGACGCTACCTATTTTTGCTATCTCTAAAGGCAATAACGATCATTTCGACGTGATCGTAGTCATCGCAGGAGCAGGATTCCCTAATCTGGCGCATGGCTTGAGTGTGATGTTCACAGGGGTCACGCCAGCCACATTCAACGGGACCTTTCCGATTGATATAACTACCGGGCCAAACGTGGTTTCCGTGGTGAATCCGAGTGTTCCTAAAAACACCAGCGGAACCGGCGGGACTATTACCCTGTCGAATAATATTCCACCGCCGCTAGTGGATACCACCCAGCAAATCGTGCTGTTCCGGATGCCGGTAATTGTGGGTTCGCCTGCGTCTCTTCCGGTGTCCTACAACAACTCCAATATCGTTGCGCTCTTTCCAGCCAATCTTACTTTCCTTGCCTCGGGTGGAACTTCCGGAGGAGTCAGTGGCGGCGGCGGCGGCGGATCTGGCGGCGGCGGTGGGACCGGCGGTGGCGGTGCAGGTGGTGGAAGAGGAGGGCCAATAAACATCTTCTAATGCCTCTGCAAATGGTGGAGTTTACAAACCGGGTGGCTATCGCGTTGGGAAACGCCTTTCCACCCCAACTTTTTTCCGATCCCGGAACGAAAGTGAATCCGGCCGTCACCGCCGTTATCTCGGCTATTTCCGTGGATGCGTTTGGAGTGGTTACGGTGACCACTTCCACGGCGCACGGCCTCACCGCCGGGTCGAACGCGCAGATTTCCGGACAGGGCGCTTACAACGGAGCGTTCCCGGTTTTGGCGGTGCCCTCGGCCACCCAATTCATTGTGCGCAATCTCGCGGCCATCGGACAAGGGGCTTCCGCCGGCGGGACGTTTACAGCAACGGCAGTCATCATCACCAGTTCTTTCACTCCCGCTTTCCCGCAGTGGTCGGCAACCACGGTTTTCAATGTGAACGCTATCGTCCAGCCCACTGCGGCCAACGGGCACTTCTACAAAGCGATTCAGAACGGAACTTCCGGTGGCGTGCAGCCCGTATTCCCGACCGGAACGGGACAGCAAGTTGCCGATGGCTCGGTGATCTGGCAGGAAGCGGGATTGACCAACACCGCCGCCCCCGCGCCTCCCGGCGCTTCTCATCTGTTCGTTCATGCCGGTTCGCTGTGGGCCTGGAATACCTCGCCAAGCAACACGGCTAGCGGAATTGACGGCCCGTGCTCGCTGCGCATGAGCGACGTCAATAACCCGACTTCGTGGAATCCTCTCAATCAGGCGTTCCTCGACAAAGACGACGGCACCGAAGGCATGGGGCTGGCTTCGTTTACCATCACCGCGCAGGGCATTCCGCCAGAAGGATCGCTAATCGCTTTCAAGAATTACAACACCTACGAAATTGTGGGGGTGTTCGGTTCGCCCACCCTGACTATCCAGCGAACCAAAAGCGATATGGGCTGTCTCGCGCCGCGCAGCATCCAATTCGTTCCCGGTTTCGGCATCATGCGCTTCACGCATCTAGGCTTCGCCGTTTTTGATGGCGTGGATGACCGCATCGTGAGCGAGGATATTCGCCCGTACCTGTTTCCCACCGCGGACTTCAGCGAAAACGATATTGTTGTACTGGACGCCAGTTTCCAGTACGGCATCTGGGGATTCCAGACCGCCAACCCGCCCATGTACTGCGCGGCCTGCCCTATCGGATCGAGTGCAGGGCAACTCACCCGCATCTTCTGCTACGACTTGGTGCTCAAGGCGTGGACCGCTCCGGTAGACCTGCCGTGGGCTATCTCCACCGCCGCGCAGTTCCGCTCCACCAGCGCCAATCCAGTAACCATCCTCGGAGGATTTTCAGACGGCTTGCTATCCCGCTGGCAGGCTGGCGACCAACTCTGGGATGTCGGCGCGACCGGAGCGCGCAGCCCTTCACAAGTCACTTTCAGCGTTAAATTGCCGGAAACTATTTCGCAGTCAGCGGACCAGAAATTGAATTGCCGGAGAGTCGCTATTCGTGGGATCGCGACCTCGGCGGTAGGGGTTTTGAACGTCGTTCCGGTGGTGAACGGAGCAAATAAGCCTTCGCAGCCGTACGCTGTTCCAGCCTCCGGAGACTTTGAAGTGTTCTGTTCATTCATGCTCGATGGTTTGCGATTTTCCGCTGTAGTCTCGGGCAGTGGTCAACTGGAACTGAACCGCTTTTCCTTCCACGTAACACAGAAGGAAGTGGGCGCGGCCAAGGTGATTTCGTGAGTGTGAAAATCCGCAATCTGGTTGTAGGCGAAGCACTTCCGGAACGGTTGTGCACCGGCTATGAAACCGGACAGTGTGATCCGCGCTGGATTTGGGTAGCGGAACGGGACGGGAAGCCGGTAGCGATTTTGGTCACCGCGCCAGCGCATGTGGTGGTGATCCTTATGCGCTTGGTGGCCACCGAAAATGCCGAACCTTTGGATGTGCGTGCGTTGCTGGTGAACGCCATGGCCGCCATCAAGGAACGCGGGTACGCGGGCTATGTAACCTGGGTGGACCCCACCAAAGAATCCGAGAAGACGCTGATGGAAATTATCAAGACATCCGGTGGAGGGCAATGGGACCGACCGCAAGTAGCGTGTTACGGAGCCGCATGAATGCCGGACTTCGGGGTAAGCGAGATTATCGGGTTAATTGGGGCGCTGGCCAGCGGAGTCGGTGTGGGCACCTCGCTTTACTCGGCGGCCAATCAGCCCGGAGCTCCCAAGCCGGTAACTCCGTCTCCCGCGCAGGTTACTGCCGATGCGACCAAGACGCGCACGGCGCAGGAGGCTTCGCTATCGCAGCAGTTTCCGGGGATTCAAGCGGCCACCGGAGGTTCTTTGGCACCTGAAGCATGGGTTCGATTAGCGGAACTAATCTCCGGGCAGGCTGGCACGCCGGGGATTGGCTCTGCGGGACAGGACTTGCTTTCTAAGTTACAAGTTAGTTCCGGTGCGACCAATTCAACGGTCAACACCGGGCCGGGCTTAACTGCCAGCGGGTACGGAGCGTAACTATGCCTGAGGTCCTCGGCAATATCGGAGGGTTGTTCAAGACCGCGGCTCCCGCCATCGGCGGAATCACTGCGGGTGCCGGGCTCCTCGGCAATATCATGAATTCCATCACCCGCGGGAAAGAAGTGAGCAACCTGCAGTCGGCGGAAAAGAAGTTTGCCGATCTGACCCCGGAAAAACTGGCTGGATTGGTGTCCCGCGCCGAACAACCTCTCGATGCCAGCCTAGTGCAAGGCATCAACAATCAAGTGCAGGCGGATATGGCCTCGCGCGGGCTTTCCGAAGCGCCAGGAATTTTCGCGGCCGGGGAAGCGCAAGCGCTCGCACCTTACAAACTACAGGAGCAGCAAAACGCGCTGCAATTGATTATGAAACAGATGGGCCTACCCATCGAGTACGCGCAGGCCATCTTGGGAGCGGTTGGACCGAACGCGGATGTGTCGCGCATTCTCGCGTTGCTGATGAACCAGAACAATCCGGGCGGTGGAACACCAGTTGATACCGGGAATATCGGTGCGCTCGTAAAGTTAATTCAGTCCTCGCAGATGCCGGGGCAGTCGCCCACCGCGTCGCCATTGCCTGCATGGGACGGCGGAGCCACCACCGGAGACGCGACCATAGCCAATGCCGGAGGGATTAGCGCGTGAACCTCGGCAGTTTATTTACGACCATCGGGGAGTCGGGTAATCAATTTGCCGATGCCAAGATGCTCGCGTACCAGACGCGCATTCAGAAGTTGCTTGACGACCTCGCGCTGAAGCAGGGCGACCTCTCGCTCAAAAAGGGCGCACTAGGACTCGAAGAAGGGCAGGCTTCGCTAGACGAAATCAAGGAACGCACCCGGCGGCTGAAGTTGCAGCCGGAGACCGACGATGCGAAGTTCAAGCAAACGCTGGCTACGTTTCGCAGCGTATTCAACCGCGAGCCGACCGATCAGGAAAAGTCCGTTCTCTTCGGATTACCCGCTCCGCAACAGGAGAAAATTACCAACGAGTTCGAGGGCTGGCGCGCGGCGTTCAAGGAACGCATGGGACGTTTTCCGACCGATCAGGAAATCGAAGCGCATCACCGCGAAGAGGGCACACAAAAGAAAATTGAAGTGAAGACCACGGCGGGTACCGGAATGCCCTACGAAATCACCGATGCCAACGGAAAATCTTGGCGAGTCAGCGACCCCAACATGCCTCCGGAACTACAAGCGCAAGTCAAGGATTACGTGCAGGCGCACGTCGCGGGGCTAAAACAACAAGAGATTATTGAGGCCCGCAAGAACGCCGAGGCGCTGAATCGCGCACTGCAAATTGGCGACCAGCGCGAACTCCTAAAGCAGCGCGACGAAGTGTTCAAGACCGCCAAGCGCGGAATTGCCGGACACAGTTTCCTGAAGACCGTGGCGCAGGAAGTTAATCAGGCGGAAATGACCGGCGGAAAAGGGACCACAGCCGGCGACATGATGATCGTCGAAGGCTTTATGCAGTTGATGTTCGGCGTCGATCCTAAAGCATTGCGCGGCTCGCCCAAAATGATGGAAGTGCTCTTGAAGCAGGGCGGCTGGGACGACCGCGCGATTGCGTCCATGAACTCGGTAATGACCGGAGGAAAACTCAGCCAAGACGTGCGCAAACAAATTCTCGATGGTGCGACCCGGCAGGTAAGTTCCTGGGACCAAGCGGTGACGGCCAGCGGAGCACTAGTGGACGACAAGCAGACCAAGGCGCTCGTCGACCGCTACATGCAGCACATCGGACAGGGCGAGGATGACGCTATCAAAGCGCTAGGAGGCAAGCCGCACTAATGCCGCAAGCGCAACAATCCCCGACGGTCACTGTTAGGCTTCCGAGTGGGAAGCTGTATGACATCCCGCGCGAGAATCTGGTGCGCGCTAAGTCGCTCGGTGCAGTCGAGTACAAGGAACCGGAAGCTCCTGCGCCGGAAGGGACCGCAACTAAAGTGGCCCGTGGCGCAGCACTCGGCGCTTTCTCTGGTGCTGGAATTGCCGAGACTAAATCTCCGGTTAGTGACACGCTCGCGGGACTGCGCGAGCAATTTGCAACCATGATGGGTGGCAAAGCATGGAAGGGGGAAGACCCTTACGGTATCGAAGCTATCAAAGCAAATCCTATTATTGCTATCCCGCGTAATTTGGTAAAAGGCGGCTCTGAACTGGCTGAGGATGTTCTTGAATCAGGAACATCCTACGGAAATATCAAATTAAAGAAAAACATCGATCCTGAAAAACTCTCTCACGACGTTGCCTCTCTATTTACACAACTGGCAACTCTCGGACTCTTCAAAAAAGCGGCCACGGCCGATATAGCCGAAGGTGCGGTAGCACGCGGAACCAGGACCGGAGCTCGCGAAATCCTCGGCGTGGGCGAAAAGCAGGTGGAACGCGCCAAGAAGACCGCTGACACTGCGGCGGCCGAGAAGATGGCCGAGTACAACGAGAAGAAAGCCAAGTACGACGCCAAGGTAGCCGAAGCCAAAGCCGAGCACGAAGCGAAAATGGCCAAAAAACAGGCCGAGCATGAAGCGGCAGTGGTGGAAGCCAAAGCCAAACACCAAGCCGATCTTGACGCCGCCGAGCAATCACTGGCCGGGCGTGTTTCCAAGGAAGCGCACGCGCGATTGAAGGAAAGCCGACTCAACAAAGCGACCAAGACGCTGACCGACTATCGCGACAAACTGGTCAAACAGGCCACCGAGAACATGGATAAAGCGGAGGCCAACGAGCGGAAATCGCTCGACTCGCGCTACGAGGACTTTCGCAAGAAAGTTCTGGGAGTAAGCGAAGCGAATCCCAACGGCACTCTGCAGTCGGAATTGACTCCGGTAGGCCAAGCGGTGCTCGACGCCAAGAAAAACATCCTCAAGGGCTCGCGCACCAATATCACCATTTTCAACGACATCATGGGACGCCTGAAAGACTTGATCGAAGCTCCTGATGGCACGGTCAAGCCGCTCGAAGGGCAGATGATAGCGACTGACCAGTTACGCGGGTACTACAAGGAACTGGGCGACGCCATCTACGAAAAAGACCTGCCCGGAGACGTGCGTCAGGCGCTCAAGTCGGTGCAGGACAAAATCCACTCGGAAGTAAAAAGCGCCATCAAGGACAACCACGGCCAAGCGGCACTTGATGTGTACGACAAGTTGAGCGAGGACTGGGCAGCCTATAAGCGGGTATGGTACGACCGCTCTTCCGGATCGCCATTGCCGCGCATTTTGAGGACCATTCGCTCCCCAGTGGCCTTACATGAGGGGGTAAACGTCGAAGGGCCGGTTGCCGACCTGTTAGCACGCAAGCACGCCGGGAACGCGGTGACCACGATTCTAGCGCGCAAGGCGCAGTTCGGTGCCGATCCCGCGGTGATAGCTCGTCTCGGTGCGGTGTCCAAGAAACTCGCGGGCATACAAGACCTGTATGAAACTATTCCGGTAGCCAAGTATCCGCGCTTCCCGAAACTGGAAGTTCCGAAGGCGCCGGAGCGCGAACCGTTCAAGGCGCGCGGCGAGGAACCGGAAAGGCCGAAGACCGAGCCGTTTAGTGCTCCCAAATATCGCCGGGAGATCATCGGCAAGGAAGTCGAACAGATGTCGCGGCTAAATTTCTGGGACGTCGCGGCCATCACCGGAGCCATCGAGGAACTTATCCGCGACCCGGAACACTTGGGCAAGGCGGCCGGTATCGCTTCCTATCCGCTCATCAAGCGCCTTTTAGCACGAGGCATTGAATCGAGACCGGTAATGGATTGGCTGTCCGGAGAAGGAGAGACCGGGAAACCATCACCGCCTAGCTACCGTCCCAGCGAAAAGGCCCAGACCATGAGCGGTGAACGAAAGAGCCTCGGCAAAGAATTTGAGGCCGGGGAACGCACTCATGAGATTGACCGCTATAAACGAATCATGCGCGATCCAAATGCCACATCGGAAGACCGCGTGATTGCCTTGCAAAGACTGATAGAAATGGGGGTTGCACCATGAGCAGAGGAAAACTAGATAACGCACCGGATCACGAAACATCAGCCGAAAGTTACGGCGACCAAGAATCCATGCGCGGAAAGAAGATGTCGCATCGGCGCTCCAAGCGCGGAGGAAAGCGCAAAGGGCGCAGGAAAGGTTCGCGATGAGTCCACGTGAAGAAAAAGTGTTGCAGTACGCCAAGGTCGCTCTGCTGTTTATCCTGACGGCGGTAATGACTTGGTTCGCGTACGGGCATCGCTGAGGAGGCGTCATGCGGAAAATTAATTGGTCTCTTACGGTCGATATACTCATTCTGCTGGTGCTCCTGCTCACTTTATATCCGACCAAGTCGGTGCAGGCGCAACTCGCGGCTTCGAGCGGTTTCTCTTATACCAACATCACGACCGCGACGAACACTCAGATAAAGCCCGCTAACGGGACATTTCACACGCTGGTTATCAATTCTCCGGGTGCGACCGCCAACGCTATTACTATTTTCGACGCTTCGACGGGTAACTGCACGGGCGGAACAACCATCGCTACCATCCCCACGGCTGACCTGCCTGCGGCCATGGTGCCGACGACGGTTGCATTTGACCTTCAATTCACAAACGGACTGTGCGTGACAACCGCTGGGACCACTCCTCCCAATATAACGGTCACGTACCGATAGGAGATTCATGCGAAGGATTGTCCTACTGCTGGCGTTGTTGGTAGCGCCGCTCTGCCGCGCTCAGAACCTCACAAGTGTCACCTCGACGGTAAAAGACCCGAGCGGAACAGCCTACGCTCTAGGCTCGTACACTATATCGTTACTGAACACTTCTAACCAGCAACCACAGTTCGGAGGAAATGCTAATTTCCAAACTACTTATTCAGGCTCGCTAGATAGCAGCGGAAACCTGAGCATCGTGCTACCCTCCAACGCGGTCATAACCCCGCCAGGAACGCAATGGAACTTTTATATTTGCGCGAATCCCAAACAGATCGCGTCTGTGTTCCCAGCGCCCGTGTTACCGTGTTTCACTTCCGCGCAAACCGTGAGCGGGTCGACACAAGTAATTACTTTCACTGCTGCGGCGATTCCGTTACCGTCCAACAGCTCGGGCAGCAGCGCATTTAGCCCACAGCAATCCATTACGGTGAGCGATAAATGTGCTGTAGTAACAGGAAATTGCTATCCCGTTGCTAATACAGGGCGGTTCGACTGGCAAACCACGCTGGCAAATTCCAGCCCTACGGTGACAACGGCTTCGACCGCTCCTGTCTTTCGCTGCCCCGGCTCTGTTTATCCTTGCTCTGCCGCTGGAACAGGGAGCGATGTAGGGCTAAAAATTCAGGCGGCTAATGCCTCTACGCCGGGCTACACGTCGCAAATGACCTCTGTCATTACGCTGCCAGTGGGCACGATTTCCTCCATCACCAGCGCGCACGTCGCTACTGCGTCCACGACGGCGGTATCGAACGCCGCAACGCTCTGCGGGGCGACGCCACAAGTTGGCTGCTTAGTTGTTTGGGGGCCGGATGAAAGTGGCGCACTCACGACCGCCTTTAATGCTCTACTGGCGGCGTGTGGCGGAATGCAGTTGCCGGGAGTGAACGCCTATGGGGATGGCCCGTCAGCATTCCTGACGACGAAGGCGCTTTTCAATACCGCATCGGCAGGTGGCAGTGGCACCCGCGCTACTTGCTCGATGGGTTCCGAGGGGGCGCGTTCCGGCATCACGATACGCGGGTACCTCAGTAGCACATTCATTATCCCCACCGCCGACTTTGACCCCACAACCTGCATCTACGGGACTTCCGGCAAGGCCTGCTTCTTTACCGCTTGGGACGGCATGAACTTAGAGGACATCAACCTGTTCGGCGCGGGAATTAGTTCTCCTTCGACCAGCATGGCCACCAATATCGTCTCGGAGCCGAATCCTCTGGCCGGGACGGTGGCCAGTGGCGGCAACGTGTTCTGGGACCACGTTAGCTTGATGAATTGGGGCGCTGGAACGTCGGGAATACTGAATTGTCTGCGTGTCAACGGCGGCGTCAACCTGTTTAATTTCCTAAACATCGACGGCTGTGGCAAGCGCGGCATGGAAGTAGGCACCGGCTCGGCAACTGCCAGTCTGAACGTCACGCTCACTAACGTGAGCATCTTCGACAACTGGGAAGGCAATTTATTGATTCAGGCGGGGACCGGGCAGCAAATCAATGTCACCTCGACGGGAGGCTCCTACGCATTTCTCGGCTCCGCTGTGAATGGCTGCGATGTTTCGGTAGTGGCCACAAGTGCCGCAAACACGTCGGCTACCTTTAATTCCTTTGGAGATTTTCTCGGCTATAACCAAGGAATTAATAACGGCGTCAAGCAGATCGGCGGATTGTGCGTAAATCTGGGCGCGAACGGCGCGAGCACTGGCGTTGCAGTTGCGAATCTTCACAGTTCCATCGCAGGCATCGGTACCGGCAATCAGACTGGTTCCGAAGGCGCATTCATCAACACGGGCGGAACGATTCATGCCTGCAATTCTACATTCTCAGGGTTCGGCTCGGGTAGCGTGTTCGGGCTGTTCAACTCGGGAACCTTTTTCGATGATTGCCCCAACATCCTGACCGGAACGTCGGGAGGGTACAGCGGAAGCGGAGCGGTTTTTGGGAGCGCCTCTGTCACCGGCACGGCCTGCGCGACGGGTAATTGGGCGCTTACCTCCGGGTGGGGCACAAGCTCTATTGCCAGCGTAACGGCGGGCGGGGATTCGCACCGCTGCCAAGTAGTGATTACGGGCGCGGCAGGCTCAGCAAGTCCGGTCCTGACGTGGACCTTCCCGAAAGCCTATCCGACTGTAGCGCCGGGTTCCTGCCAAATCAGCTTCAACGGCACGCTAACCGGGGAAAGTACGGGAGCGCCTTCCGTAACCTCGGTGGCCTTCACATTCACCGGTACGCCCTCTGCGCAGACGTACAGACTGGATGCGTCATGCGGACCGTGAAACACCTACTTCTCTTTTTGCTCTTGGCCAGCACCGCGCACGCGCAGACCCCCATCCGCCTGCTGTGCGCCTCGCATTCGAGGTATACCGATAGCGCAGCGCACGCTGCTGCAAAGTGGAATATGGCATTTTAAATTGAAAGGGAATAAAACATGAGACGTAATAGCAGTCCGACAGATCGCAGCGACAATTTCGAGCGCCGACTGCGCGAGACGATGGACTCTGAACTTGAGCCGGAGATGGTCACTCCGAACACTGCCGGGGAAGAAGAACTCCCTGAATACACAGAGGTATTTCCGCTCACCAAGCAGTTCAATCAGACCAACTTCTCAGGACGCCGTGGAGGGCCATCCAAGAGTCAGAGCGGAAGAGGTCGCGATCAGTGAAGCGTTGGCTGCCACTACTGTTGTTGCTGTGGGCGCTGCCTGCTCGCGGGCAAGGTGGGTACACCACGGTTACAGCTACCGTCTTAGACCCTAACGGCGCACCGTACGTGGGGTGTCACGGGAATGCTTCGTTTGTTCCTTCTCCTACCGCTACGCAGGCGCCGCTTATTTCCGGCTCGACATTTCAAACCGATGTGCCGATTCCCGCATGCGACAGCTTCGCCAATTTCACTCTCGTTTTAGTGGACAACAATCAAGTCACTGATGGGCACGTAAGCCCTCCCGCTTCGCAGTGGAATTTCAACATCGTCTCGCAGGACGGCAAGACTGGGTTTAGTTGCCAGATGACCATTACCGGCGCCACCCAGAATATAAGTTCGCAGATCCAGGCTTGCGCCGCGCCGCTCTCCGCGCAAGCTGGCGGTGGCGGGGCTTTTGTTGTAAAGCCTGTTCCTTGCGCATCGACCATGGTTTTTACGCTTGGCGGCGTGGCTCCCAACACGGCCAGCACCGCCTTTACAACCACATTAAATTGCAACGTAACCACTACTAGCATAGCGCCGCCAACCGGGGGAACTATCCAAGTCGGGGCTATCGCGCAATTCACTCTTACCCAAAACAATGTCGGCGGCTTCACCTTCGCTTGGCCCAGTAATTTTGTTGACCAGCCGACGATTCAAGGTAACTCCAACGCAACCACAAATGCTTCGTTCTGGTATGACGGGACCAAGTGGCACGCGCAAACTTTCCCTGCTTCGGGTGGTGGAGCGGCCAATGCGGCCGGAGTGTTTGGCGATCTACAGCGTAATAATGGCTCCGGAGGTTTGGCGGTTGCTCATATCAATGACAACGGAACTGCCCTACGGGTGACAGAAGATACGCAATTCGCTGGACCGAATCCTTACATTGATGTCCGGCAATATGGCGTGCGCAGCGTGGCTACCGTCCCATCCACAACCGCTAATATTTCATCGGGCACCGCAACCGCTTCGTTGGCATCGACCAGCACGTTCCAGAACGGAGACGGCGTAATTATCTACGGTGCCGGCCCACCCAGCACGATGGCTACTCCCTCTGCTCCTACCGTAACTCCCTCTTTGGCGGCGGGCGCGTTGCGCACAACCGAAGTGGTCAGTCCCAGTGCCGGTTCGACCACCTACAATTATCAAATCTTCGCGCGGGATTTCGCTGGGGGTTTGACTGCGGCAAGCACGGTTGGCTCGACATCCACTGGACTTGCCACCTTGGGGCGTATCGCCGTGACCGTTACAAGCGAGACTCGCTCCAACAACGTCGTATCAGTAGTGATGTCCGCTCCAACTAGTCTCGTCGTAGGCGCGGCATTCTGGCTGGAGGGTGTCAGCGACACGACTTTCGATGGTGCATATCTGGTGGCCACCGTCACCGATTCTACTCACTTTACCTTCGCGCAACCCTACGATACTCGCGTGGGGGCTACCACATCTGCGACTGGCGGGACGCTGTCTTATTACGCATGCAATCGCCTAACTTGGGCTCCGGTCGCAAACGCGTGGCAATACTACATCTATGGCCGAACCGGAGGAACGCTAACCTATTTAGGAGCCAGCACTCCGCTGGAAACGACGTTTGACGATTACGGTTCGACGATCATGGGATCGCCATACGTTCCGTCTTACGTTCCCACGAATCCGCCAAGTTCCGCAGTGAATGACCCATTGGTTACGACTATCGTTTCCGGGGCAGGCACTACCAATCTCGTTTTGGCAGCATCGGCCAGTAACACGGTAAGCGGAGCCACTATCCTTTTCGACGATGGCATCAATATCCTCACCGCTAAAAACGCGGCAGGGACCGTGCCTCTTTATTTCCCGTCTGGTGGCTCAGGCAGTTATGTGATCAACTCCGCGACCGATTTCACGACCGGTAGTCCACCGACGATCTGGCAGGACGGGCCCATCACGCTCAACGAGACGATCAAGGTACAGAACGCCAATTGGTTCGCCAATCTGGGCGGTTCGGGGCTGCAAGGCATCAATTTTGGACGCGATGCCAACCAACAGGTTTCCGTCAACGCGATGCCTGGAGTATACGCCCCGGCCAATGGCGCATCGCACCTCAAAAACATCAGCTTTGTGAACACCAACGACCAAGGGCTCAACTGGCTCGAAGATGACACTTTTCCGGGATCGTGGTTTGAGAACGGTAACTTCACTACCGGTAATCCAGGGAAAAACGCGGATTATCTAGGCATTGGCTGGGAAGGCCGGGGCAGTTCTATTCTTGAATTTGACCACATCACATTCAACGCTGCGTTTTCGGCGCTGGCCAATATCGGATTGTATGCTCCGTCACTCTACGAACGCGGCGACCTCTCGGCGACACAAGGTGCCGGGACCATGTTCATGAACGACATCCGGTTTGTCCACAAGGGAATGGTGCAAGACCTGTCGGTAACTATCTCAGGAATCGCCTCAAGCATCCAAGCTCCCTATTCCCAAGGCGGAAGAACTCCGCTGTTCATGCTCCAAGAGCCCGCCTCTCCTTGCTGCGTAGGCGGAGGCATAACCATCAACAATGCGGTGATGGACACTACAAACGCTCCGGTCATAGCGAACCTTACAAATTCCGCTCTCAGCCTATCAATATCTTCCATTCTTGGCTCCTCTTCTGGGTATCCGTCGATCACCGGGAATAAAGCGACTATCACCAACGGAGGAGCGACAGGAACCTCCGCCGCCGTATCCGGATCCTATCTCAGCGACACTCTGCCCACAGTTCTAGGTTCCGGAGCCTTCCAGTACGGAACCACCGCCGCAGTCGCCGCTCCCGGCACGGCGGTAAGCGCGGGGGGCAGCGTTACAAACGGTGCGCATCTATACACCGTACAGTTTCTTGACATCAATGGAAGCTACGGCCCGCAGAGTTCCTCTTCCACAGCGACTACGACTACCGGAAACAATACTGTGACCATCACCCGGCCCACCGTTCCTGCCGGGATGGTGAATTGGGTGGTTTACCGGGATGGAGTACAGATTCCCCATAATGGTAATCAGTGCACCAATCTTCCGGTAGGGACCACAACTTGGGTGGATAGCGCATCGATCTGCGGGAATTCGGTAAGGGCCAACACGGCGGGCGTTACCATGGTTGGCGCCGCTGGACTCAGTAGTCCGACCTTGACCCTGATCAACAATGGATTCACTGTGTCTCCCGATTTTCCGTCCCCACTATCAGCCAATCGTCTCTGGCACGCTCCGGACGCCACAGGTACCTTGGCCTTCATCGACCTGGCGCAAAACTGGACAGCCACGCAGACATTTAGTAATGCGTCGCAGTTACGCTTTTTGTCCACCAACGGGACCAACTATGCAGGTTTCCAGGGCGGTGCGTCGGTCGCTAACCTCGTATGGCTATTCCCCACTACAGACTCTTCGGGTACCCAATGCTTATCCTCGAACGGTTCGTTGCAGCTTTCTTGGTCTAACTGTTCAGGGGGCACTGGCACGCCGGGTGGCGCGACTACGCAAGTGCAATATAACGCGGCGGGGTCATTCGGCGGCTCGACCAACCTGACGTGGGTATCCCCCAAGCTATCTATCGGCTCGGCTTCGGGCGCTACCGGGCAATTAGGATTTGTCGGCACGACCAGCGGCGTAGTCACCGCGCAAGCGCAGGACGCTGCAGGCACATGGACCTTCAAGTGGCCCACATCCGGAGGCACCAGTGGATTTCCGCTCACCACCGACGGCACAGGAGTATCCTCTTGGTCGCTACTCGGCTTGGCGGGCGGTGGAACGAATCAAACTACATTTACCGCCAATCAACTTGTTACCGACACTTCCGGATCGTTGGCGTCGCTGGCGGGAACGCTGACAGGCACTAACCCAGTTCTGACTTTAACCGCTGGGTCTGCGAGCGCCGTACCGCTCGCGCTAAATACCGCTTCTACTCCCACGGGGGACATCTTCGATCTGCAAGTAAACGGCACAAAAACGTCGTTCTTCGATAACGGGGCATTCCTGCACGTGCCGCAAATAACCTTCAACGCCGGCAGCAACGCCCTGGTGGTAAGCGGCACCGAAGCAACTTGCCCGATTCCTCAGGTGGGGGTAGACATCCTTTGCGTCGGCAACTCGGCAACGCATACGATTCAAGAGTTACTGAATGGCACGACAGCTAAGGATGTGGCCCTTTTCTCTAATAGCGGTCCTTCCGCGCACGGCGTTTGCCTTGTCGGGCTGGCTTTCCCACAGTTGAACTGCACCTCTGCGGGGACTCTAGGGCAAGCTTTCGTGTCTCAGGGCGGTTCTGCCGATGGCATCTTCACTACTCTTGGAGCAGTCGGCGGAGGTACAGGGAACACCACCAATACGCTGCACGGCGTAGGGATGGGCGAGGGCACGGCCGCAATGAATTTCTCCAGTGCTGGAACGGCGGGGCAGCCTTTTATCTCTGGAGGCGCGGGTGCTGATGGAGCATATGGGGCACTCAACCTCGCTGGGGGGGCAAGTATCTTCACGGGGATTCTGCCGATTAGTAACGGAGGTACAGGATCATCAACCTTGTCTGCCGCGAGCATTGTTACGGTCACTGGCGCGATCACGCCGGGCGACTGCGTGAAGTGGAGCGCGTCAACGGTAGTGACCGACCAAGGAGCAGCTTGCGGAGGCGGCGGGGGTTCTCCTCCGTTGAACACCATCACGGCTGCAACGGGAAGCAACACCATCAATAACGGGTCTAACCCGCAGATATGGAATTCCGCACCCGCCGGGAATTTTACCTTTCTAAAGATTGGCGAGAGTGCGGCAGGAACAGGGTCAAACAATATTCTGCTGCAAACCGAGACTCTCTCGTCCTCAACAGCGGCTCCATTCCAAGCGGATAGTAACGGAAAAGGAGTCAAGGTATCGTCCTCCGGGTTCTTGAGCTCCGTAAGCACTGGTGGGACCGACAGCAACATGCTCTATTGCGACGTCACTACCACAACAAAATGCCTGCAGTTTGTCCTTTCAGGGATCACTGCGGCGAACACTCGTAGCTGGACTATTCAGGATTCGAGCGATACGTTTTTAGGCCGCGCGACGACCGATACGTTGACCAACAAGACTTACGACACGGCCGGAACAGGCAACGTGTTCAAGATTAACGGGTCACAAGTCGTAGGGTCAGCCTTACCCAACGGAGTCGCAGCCACTACACAGGCACAACTCGATAATTCAACCAAGGTATCGACAACGGCCTATGTTGATCTTGCCGTAAGCAACGCTGTGGCAGGGGTAAATCCTGCGATTGCGGTTCTCGCGGCTACGGCTGGCAGCAATTTAACCGGCACGTATAGCAATGGAGTTTCAGGTGTAGGCGCCACTTTTACGATCACTGCGACAGGAGCCTTTACACTCGACGGCGTGGCTATCAATACTATCGGTCAGCGAGTATTGCTCAAGGATCAAAGTTCGGCGTTTCAAAATGGGGTGTATACAGCTACCGTAGTGGGAACTACCGGAATTTCTCCGGTGTTTACCCGCGCTCTGGACTACGACAGTTCATCCGACATCAATAGCACCGGTACTATCCCGGTGCAAAGCGGAGCGGTAAACGCCGATACATCTTGGCTCATCACCTCGACGGTCACCACCGTGGGAACCGACTCGTTAACCTACGTTCAATTCAGCCTTTCACCCACCACCTTGGTTACCGCGGCTTCTAATGCTTCCGGGGCGAATCAAATTGCCGTTTCAGCGGGTGCCAACAAAGCTGTTAATTTTGTGGGTTCCATTCCGCTTTCCTCGACTTCCGCCTTGACTACGAATTGGACCATCGACAACGCGGCGAACGTCGCAGAATGGGATTTCAGTGGCACCTCCGCATCGTCTTTCTTGATCGGGCAAGATACCGTAACCACCAGCGGCTCGGGGAACTTCAGTTCTCCCATCCTCGACCTGTACGGAAAGTATTGGAACGGCACAACTGATTCCAAAGACCACTGGACAACACAAGATATTCTCGGAACGGGCAACGGGCCGTCTACTTCCACTTGGCAACTCACCCACAGCGGCAGCACAGCGAATTTAATAATCGCTTTCCACAATCTGCTTCAGATGACCAACGGCGTGCAGTTGCGCGCTGGAACCTCGGGTTTAACCTGGTCGCTGGTTGGCGGGCAGGATGTAGGTAATCCCGCCGGTCAAGTCGGAAGTCTTGATGTGCGAGGGGGTAATGTTACTAGTGGTTCTTCCACCGGGAATAAAGCCGGTCACGTGTGGGTCACGGGGGGAAATAACGGCGGTACCAGCACATCCTCGCAAGCCGGAAGCGCGGAGATCGGTGCCGGACAGTCCACGGGAGCCACGCAAGGGCAACAGGGACTTTACGTCGCGTATTTATCTTACGTCAAAGGTGCCACGGTAACCCAATGGAACCTTGAGTGTTTTTCCTCCGCGATGACCGTGACCGATTGCGGGGCGAGTCCTGGAAACTGGCTAGGGGTTGCGGAGGTCGTGGGAACTAACACGATCCAAGTCGTTTCGGAAGGTTTGGTTCCCGTGAACAGCAGCAACTCAGCGACGGTTGGCCATACTTTTTGCGCGGGTTCCACGGCGGGACAGGGCACCGACAGCGGAGGAACGACCGCTTGCGCACTCGGTTCGCAGATCGGCATCGTCGCCGATGTCACCGCGTCGCGCGTTTATACCTATCCGGACGGCACCAGCGTGACTATCTCTGCGACGCTGCCATTGATCCAAATTGCGAGGGATTGAGTGAGGCTGAAGCTATTCACGATTTTTGTTTTGTCTTTGCTGGGCGGCTTAGCTCGTGCGCAGACGCCGGTGACCGCCTGTGGGACACTCAGTAGCGCCAGCACCACTTACAAACTCCAGAACAACATCTCTTCCACAGGAACCTGCATTACCCTCGGGGCTTCCAATATCACGCTAGACTTGAACGGTTTCAATATCACCTACGACTCAGGAAACAGCGCCTCGGTCTTCGGAATCACGACGGCCAGCAATAGCGTGGTTGGCTCGCACATCACTTCCTCGGTAACCGGAGCTCCCTCGGTGGCTGGCGGCGGAATCTACACCAGCACGGTTTGCAAAATCAATCTTCAGACCCAGGCCAATACTGCCAGTGGTTGCGACCACGCCGATCCCATCAGCGTTTTTGGAGACGTGCAAATCGACCATGTGCTTTTGGTCGACTACGGACTAGACAACGAGGCTATCCGCACGCAGTCAGGCGGGAACATCAACATTCACGACAATCTTATCTGTCCGTACCACACGTTAAGCACGCTGAATCACTTCGCGGTTTTTGGGGAAATAGACCTGACCAACGCGGCCGGAGGACCGGCCATCGTCAATAACAACACCATCGGCACCTCGGCCTGCCAGTCGGTAATCGGATTCTCCAACGGCTTCGGGTACGTCTCCATCTACATCGCTCACCCCGGCACATTTTCTCCGCAACTGGAAATCACCAATAACAATATCTCTATGGCCTCAGCGGTACGCGACGGTTACGGCGTGGAAATTTTGTGCGTGACAAATAGTTCGGGAGCGGTGAACTTCGAGATTGCGAACAACACCATCAATCAGGTTAGCGCGCGCGGCATAATCGTCGACGGAGAAAACACCAACAGCCCTCCAGGTTGCGGAACCGGAACCATTCACGACAATACCATCACGGTGAAGGAGGCTGGCAACGAGGGCAATAGCGCCGGTGATTCCATCGGCATCCAAGCGCGGTTTGGGGCCAGCAACGTCCAAATCTACAACAACACGGTTACCGTCCCGGTGGGCGCAGGCCAGTGTCCAGCGCAATTCTTTACCGACAGCGGGAGTGATTGCGGGGGAATCGGCATAAAAATGATGGCTACCTCCGGGGTAGCGCAAAACCTGACGGCCTTCAATAACACAGTGACAGCCACTTCCACCAGCGCGAGTTTCGTAGCCGCTGGTTTGTATGGAGACTTCACCGGGGAGTCTACTTCCTTTTTCAAAAACAATAATGTCTCCTCCAACTCTTCCCCTATCAGCGTAGATCCTCCGGGCGGCGGCGCGGGATTTGACGGATGCGGAAGGTTTTGGCTTTTCCAAGGCAACACCATCACGAAGCTCCCCAATCCGCAAGGCTACTTTACGTTTACGAATCTGTGGTTCTGCACCCCGACGCAGACCGGAGCTCAGGACACCACCAACAACGTCTTCCTCGACAATACGTATAGCGGAGGAGCTTCACCGGACGACATTGGCCCGACCAACACATCCGGAACGACCTTCAGCTATTACCTGAAATGGTCTTATAACCTGACGGTTACAAACTCCGGAGTCCCTGTTTCCAATGCTTCGGTTACTGCTGTGGCGACCGGAGGCGGCAGCGAAACGGTCAGTGGAACTACCAATGCCAGCGGGCAAGTCACCTTGGTAGCCACTCAACATTTCGTCTCAGGCACCAGTTTTGCCTCGCAAACGACCACCAATTTTACGCCTCACAACCTCACGATCGCCAAATCAGGATGCACGACGCTTAATTACACAGTCTCCCTGACCGCTACGACGAACGACACTCGCGCTTTATCGGGCAGTTGCGTCAGCATCCCTAATATTTATATCGCTCAGTCTTCGGCAGGAACAGCGGATGGTTCTTCATGCGTGAATGCCGTGGCGGCCACGTTCTTTAACACGGCAGCGAATTGGGGTGCGGCAGCTACGCAGATCGGCAGCGGGACCACCGTGCATCTGTGCGGGATCATTTCCACTACTCTGGTTAGTCCGGCCTCGCAAGGCACCGGGCTAATTACCATCACCTTTGAACCGGGCGCCATGATGCAGCAAGCCGCTGCGCTAAATTTCTTTTCCATCACCAACAAAACGAATTCTTACCTGATTACCGGGCAGAGTCCGTGCGGCTCGCAAAACCATATTGATGTGGCCTGCACAGAGAAGATTCAGAATACCGCTAACGGGTCGCCGACCTCTTTCCCTAATTCGGTATTCGGGGTTAAGGCTATTGATTTTTCCGGCAGCACCGGTTCCCTGACCGTCCAGAACTTGGAAATAAGCAACCTTTACGTGCATACCGACCCTAACGATCAAGCCAATTTCGACGGTGCTCACTTAGCCATCGGATTGTACGCCGACCTGATGCTGGGCAACATGACCATCCAAGACTCGGTTATGCACGACAATGCTTGGGCGGTTTCTCCTAATCCGCGGCAGGGCGCTCCAAATCCGGTTCTCACCGTCGCGCGCGTAAACTTCTACAACAACGATCACGACATCGCGCTCGGTTCGACCTGCAACCCCGCCTGCTATTCTGTGGTCATCAACGGCATCCACTCGCACGACCATCGCGCCTGGAACACCTACAGCAATCAGTTTCACCACGACGGAATACATATCTTCGGAAGCCAGAACCAGGTTACCAGCGCGTTGCTGTACAACAGCCTGTTCGACGGTCCATGGGACCAAGACGTTACCGGGCCAATGTTCGATCAGTCGTCGATTGCCAACTTCACCGTCTTCAATAACGTGTACCGCTGCGACACAACCTGTACCGGAGATCCCATCGCGCTCTGGCAGTACGGCGGTGGCCCAAACCACCACATGTACAACAACACCTTCCTGCAGAGCGGGGTTCCACGCACTGGCACGGTAACGGTGATAGCCGTCAATTCCGGGGGTTCCGGAGCCACTTCGGCATGCTCCATGACCGGAAACGCGACGTGCACGGCAACGGTGGTTGGCGGCGTGGTGACTGCGGTGACGGTGACCAACCCTGGCTCGGGCTATCAGTTCCCTCCGACTGTCACTCTTTCTGGTGGGGCAACCGCGACGGCTGGAATTGGATTCAGCAACAACAGCGGCCTTGAGCTAAACGGCAAGCCCGCAGGCTTTCTCGCCCCCAGTTCCAACGTTACTGTTATGAACACCATCGCGGACAGCACGGCACAGTGCTTCGCCTATATCGAGGTGGGATTCGCGCCCAACACCGCTACCTCCGGCCTCGATTACAACATCTGCTCGAACTACATCACCAGCGGCAACAAAGCATTCAACTGGACCTTTAACGGAGTGCAGACGACTACCGACGTCTTCGCCACTTGGCAGGGGCTTTCAGGCGAGGGTACCCACTCAAGTATGGTGGCTAGTGCCAACCTCGATCCCACCGGCAAGCCGCAAGCAGGCTCTCCCGCCATCGGCGTAGGCGCCAATCTCACTTCGTTGTGTGTAGGGGCCCTGGTGCCGCTGTGTACCGATTATGCTGGCGTCAGCCGGCCGGCGTCGGGACCTTGGACTATCGGAGCGTTTCAAGTCAGTTCCAGCAGTCCGATAGTCGTTTTCAACCCAACCACCCTTACCTTCGCTAGCCAATTGGTAGCGGTACCGAGCTCCACGCAAGCGGTTACGCTGACCAACAACGGTCCTGGCAACGTGGTGGTTTCCTCTGTTTCGATCACCGGGACTAATGGCGGAGACTTCTCACAAACCAATACTTGCGGGACGGTGGCGCAAGGGAATACCTGCACCATCACAGTGACCTTCAATCCGACCGCAACAGGCTCGCGCACAGCCAGCGTCAGCATCACCGACAATGCTACGGGCAGCCCGCAGTCTATTCCACTCACAGGGACGGCGGTGCTTCCGACGCTTTCTCCCGCGTCGATGGCTTTTGGCAGTCGCTTGGTGGGCAGTTCGGTTTTGTTGTCGCAGGCTGCTACGCTCACCAATCCATCATCGGTGCCATTGAGCATTTCCAGCATTACGATCCCAGGCGCGGTCGACCCGCAAGGCTTTACCGACTTCACGCAAACAAACAATTGTGGCGCGTCATTGGCAGGCGGGAACAGTTGCACGATCACGGTAACCTTCACTCCGCACGTCCTGTCTGCGATGGCGGCAACACTGACCGTGGCGCACAACGCGGGAAACAGCCCGCAGACCATGGCGTTAAGCGGAACAGGGATAGGGAACCTTTCAGGCACAGGAGCTATTTCAGGCAGCGGAAGCATCATCGTTAAACCGTAAGGAGGACTTTATGAAGAGATTTGGAGTAGGACTTTTGTTGGCTACGTATGTGGCGTTTATCTTGGCCAGCGCTTTTTTGCTCAACGAGAAAACGTTAAAGGCGCAAACGGTGGTGCCGCCGATCACCATTCAATCGACCATCCCACACACGGCCTGCCCGGTAGCGGCGACCGGGGTGACCAGCTATTGCTTCGCGTCGGACGGGCTGTGGGAATCGATCAGCGGTGCCGCCTACACGCAGTTGGGCGCAGCGGTAGCGGGGGGGGTGACCAGTTTCAACGGTCGCACAGGCGCGGTAGTTTCGGTGACCGGAGACTATTCCTTCACTCAATTGAGCAACCAACCCACCACAGTAAATTGTGGTGCAAGTGGTTGTGTCATCAAGTAGCATTTACGTCGACGGTAAGAGGAGCCTAGCCTAATGAACACGATCATCGCGTTCCTGCAAGCGCACTCGACCATTGCGTCGTTGGTGGCCTACTATATCGCTATATCGTTCGTGGGTTCGCTGCCTGCGCCTCAGGCAAATTCCTCGCAGTTCTATCAATTCGTGTTCAAGTTCGCCAATACGCTGTCCGGTAACTTGTCGCGTGCCTATGCCACGAGGGTCGAAGGCTCCCCCAACTTCGCCGCCGCGGTCAATCTCGCCAATGCGCAGTCCGGCGAGACGAAGGTTGTTGTGCCCGTGCCAGCGGAGCCGCCTAAACCATGACTGACGAGCAACTCGCGGAGGAACGCGACCGGCGCTACGTGGAACGGTTCGAGGCCTTAGAAAAATTGGCGGAGGAACGCGACCGCCGCTACGAGGACCGTTTCACAGCCATGGACGAAAAGACCGGGCTGGCGCTTAACTCCAGCAAAGAGGCGGTGATCAAGGCCGAAGCCGCAACAGAGAAGCGTTTTGACTCAGTGAACGAATTTCGCGGTAGTCTGAAAGACCAAGCCGCTACGTTGCTCCCACGGATCGAAGCGGAAACGAGATTCAAGGCGCTTGAGGACAAGTTGGAAGAGGTAAAAAACAACCGTCAAGCCACCGCACGGTATAGTTTGGACAAAGTTATCTCAATAGTTTCCTTACTCATCGCCGCGATTGCGGTGTTCTCAAGGTTTATACGCTAGAAACGGGGGAATAAAATGACAAGCAAACACGCTGCACCACTCGAACTGATCTTCGTCGTGCTCGCGCTGGTGCTGTTCGCTCTGGCCGGGTTCGGCTGGCCCGCGCCCATCGAGCCGTACCGTACCAAACTGGTAGCAATGGGCCTTTTCTTTTGGTGCCTCAGCACGTTTTTCTGATATACCCTCTCAATGACCAGCCCTGATAAGTTAGACACGCTAATCGCCCGTCTGAAGAAACTCTCTGCCAGGTTGAAAGAGCAGGAGAAGGAATTGCGCACCACTGAACAGCAACTCCTCAAGTACATCGAGAAGCTAGGACGGGAGGATGTAGGCCCAGACCGCCTCTATTCCTCCATCAGTAAAAAGTGACCTCATCTCGTCGTCTGGTGAGGCAGGACATTCCTGCGGGTACAGGTGAGGGTTATCGGGCGTCGGGCGACCTTGGTGGTCGCACCACTTAGCGCCTTCCGCCAGCCCGCACGACGGCGCTTTCTCCAGCAGTTCTTCCCATTCCGGAGTATCAATATTCCAGTCGGGAACGTTCATCAGCATCGGACAGACGTCGACTGCGTACCCGAAATTATGGGCGCTATAGCCGGCGCGAGCGTCGGTAACAATCCTGCCTGGAGTGGTTCTTCCTTGGGCGTAGAGCGCGTTCTGTTCTGCGAAGGTGCGCAAGCCTTGAACCACGCGAATAGTAAAAGACAGCAGGTCCGCGAGCTGGTGGATGCGGCGCGAGAGTTCTGGGTGCACCAGTGCAAGGCGCTCTTCGCTGATGGCATCAAGCATATTAGTTTTTTATGAGTTGAAGATCGGAAGTCAGTTGGTCGAGATTTAACGTGTTAGGGGCTAGGCCGGACGCAGCGTTCAGCCAATCGGCGGTTATAACCGCGTACGCCTCGTCGAAATAGGTTTGCTCAAAAGTGTTGGTGAGTTTCTGGTTCTTGGCCCACGTACAGCAGTCGAATCCTTCTGAGCCAAAGCCGAACAATGGGACCGAATGGCCGCCGTCAATCGGCGACCCGTTCACTACATCCCAAGTCACTCCGTTGTCGAATTGATCCATACAGGAATCGGGCACCTCAAATCCAGCGTCGACACCTCCGAACAGATAAATAGCTTGCCGCAAGCGCACTGCGTTCGTGGGATCGATGGAGGCCCAACCGAGGATCTTGTGCCCTGCAATCCCTTGGGTCTGCCAATAGTTGAGGACATCAGTGATAGCCGCGCCGTCGTCGTTCATCCCGACGAGCAGTTTGTCTGGACTAACTGGTACATACCCCGACACGGCGGAATAGGCGGTGATGACATCCTGCAGGGTGGGAACGACCATCGTCCCAGTGTGCGCGGTCACCAGCATGAGCATGTGCGCGATACAGGCGCAGGTACAGTCGCCCAGTTGATCGTTACCGAACATCTGCCACTGATCTTCGGGAATTTTGTATTCGCGCCACACGCGTGCCGGCGGGTCGGGCAACGCCTCGGGAAGCAGATACTTCCCGAGGCGCAGCGTCTTTGGATGGAACTTCGGTGCCAGTTTTCCGAGTTTCATTTTCCCTCCGCGACTACGGCAATGAAGTGGGCAGCGTGTTCAGCGCGCTATCAACCTCGGCTTGTTGCGTCGGAGTATTCCGAATCTTGAGGTAGGCTTCCTGCAAGCCTTTGTGCGCGGCGTCTAGATGAACACTCGCCTCTTTGTCCTGCGCCGCGAGCACCGTCTTGGAAGCTCCGGAGGTCATGGCAGCAGTAACCAGCGGGATGAGCGCGGCGATAGATTCCGCAGCAGCGACCGCGAGGCCAACCAATGCGGTTAGTTTGCTTACCGTCGCGCTGTCGGTGATATTTGCCCCGCTCAAGATGTTGCCCAGGTTGGCGACGATGGCTTGCATCACTGCTTGGATCTGGCTCAGTGTGCCGGTCGAAGCGGCCGCTTTGTATGCGGCGATCAGTTGCTGGACCTGCACGACCTCTGCAGCGATGTCGTCGCCTATTTTCTGGATGGCGGCAGATACACTCGCTGGGACCGTTTTGTTTTCCAAAGCTGCTACAAATGAAATCGCGGCTGAGACCGCAGCCTCAAGGGCGGGGAGTAAACTTGAGACCGCTGACAGCCAAGCGGCGCTGCAGCCGGACAGAATCGTTGCGGCTAGCAGGACTGCGTAGGTAATAGCGAACGTGGCCCAGAACTTCCGTGCGTTTAGCTTCACTTGTGTTGCCTCCTAAGATTTCGTTTCGACCGTGGCCTGTCTCGGGCTGGATTGTACCACCGTAACTCCGGGTGCAAGTGAGAGAATTCCGAATAGTTTGCCCTCTTCGTCGCGCAGCACGTACTCGGGACTACCGGGCAAGTCGGCGACTTCGTGGCATTCGATGCTGCCCAAAGGCATACTCGCCCGGAGGATTGAAAAGTGTTTCACTCTTCTTCGCTGTTGTGTTTAACTTTTACCTTGACCGTCTCTTCCTCGTGAACAATCTTTATCTCAATTCCGTCACGGAGGTATTTTTCTTTCCCATGCCGCTTCATGGCGGCGTGCAGGTCATACTTGAGTTTCTTCTCTTGCGGGGTTAGCGCCATGCGTTGGTCACGAACACTCGCGTAAGTTTCGGCCAAGCCTTCCAGTTCCTCTATTTCTGGGTCTTCCATTTCAGGTAGGCGGGCTTGGCGCGGCTTCTTTGGTGGCGAGGTTTCCTCGTCATGCGGCCCGATCCCGCGACGTCCGGTTCGCTTTGGCGCGTGTTTGGGCAGCGAGGCTCCTGCGTTTCTTTTCGTCTTTGGCATATCTTCTGTCTTTCCTTTCTTTGCGAGTTGTGAAGCGGGCACAAATCAGGGAAACAACACTAGGGTCAAGACACTCGGATACGATGCGACGCGAACAGGGACGGCAAAGGGCGCGTTGCAGTTCGACGCGCGAGACGCCGCTGGCACCTTCGCACTCTTCGCTGAACTCGGATTGGCAAGACACGCAAAAGAACTGGCCGATGATTGCTGACGACCCCGCTCGCGTTGCGCGAAGATTATCACAAGTTGCCTTTCCAAAAGTGCGGGACTCGCTGATGATCCCTGTTTCCAGGCCCAGCCAGCGAATCCCGCGTCCAACCTTTCACGGTTGGGCACACTGTACGCCTCTCCTAACGCTGTTTGCAAGGCTAAACTTGACCGCGCTGCACAAATACATCAGTCCAGCACTCTTCCCAAAGCATCAGCGGGATCTGTGCGGCTTGGTATCGCTCGCGAAACGCGAATCCAGTATTCTTCCAAATATGAGTGTGGATGTGCAGCAAGAGGTACCAAGGACCCCGACGGCGCAGCGATTCGGTTATATCCAAACCTGAATAGTCGTCTTTCATGTGCGCACCTTACAGTTATGGGCGCGGCAGAAAAGGCAGGCCGCGAAGGAATCGTTAAACGATAACTCAGGGAACGGGCACTGGCATGGCACAGCCTGCCCGCAGCACTTACAGGGGTGAGAATGAGCCTGTAATGACTTGTTGACCTCGCTTGTACTGTGCTCTTGTTGATTCATTCTTCCTCCTGGCACACACGGCTAACTTCCCTCACCCGCCTTCTCGTCCAGCGCGTGTATAAGTCAGATGGTGCATGTGAGCCGCTGGCTTTTTGTGACACTTCTCGCATACCCCACGAGATCGTGTCCAGATAATCGGTCTTAAAAGCGGATTGATTCGACTCATAGCGGGTAGCTCTTTTCTGTCTGGCGCCGACCGATTCAACAGGCTACCCGCTAAGGAAGGATGCCGAACCGATCTACGCCAGAACATCAAAATCGTAAAGGAAAACTTGTAGAGAAATCAAGCACTACAATTCGTTTATTCTGGTAGGGTTAGCGGACTTTTCCACATTTCGCAAGTTTTCCACAGTTCCCCCACCTTGACTCCCCTCCCCTATCCCCCTTAATAATCCCCCTCGTTTTTGAATGCCCCCTCCCAAGAGAAGACCCCCTCCATTGCAGCAACAAGCAACGATCCTTCCACTTCTTGCGCCATCTTACAGGCAGGGCAGAAACCTTCGTCGTAGTGGACTGGCTTAGGATGGCGCCGGCAGATTTTCAGCCTCGGTCGATCCACTAACTTGCGACGGGATCTATTCGTCGTGCGCACTTAAGGCTCCTTTGCCGGTGGCGCAGCGGCCAGCGCAGCCCGCACGACTGTCACGCGCACTTTGTCTCCCGGCTGAAATTTGCTCTTATCTAAAATCGGCGTGATTATGTCCAAGCACACCTTCCCGCGATTCTGCTTAAGCGGCTGATATTCGTGATAATCGGCTACTCGCGCCTCGAATGTTTGTTCCTCCCGTAGCGCGTTGGCTCGTCGAGCGGCTTGGGGTCAGTCATGCGCCACCTCTCGGTCATACTGCTCCTGCGTCAGCCCTGAAATCATCCAATTATCTTCGCCGTCTAAGGCAATCGCCGCGCGAATCGCAGCTTCCCGGTCAGCATAAATATCTCCAGACGAACGCCGCAGTGTGTTGGTCCCGCGCAAATAAGGAACAACCCGCCATGCCACGTACTGTTCAAGTGGACCTTGTTGTGTCTCGCTCATAGTTTCGCTTCTCTCCCCTAACTCTTCCGCCGCCGCGTCACGTCCACACTTCGCCTGCTCCAGCAACGAATGCGCGGCATGAATTTATCATCGCGGAGCAAAGTTCTTCGCCAAACTCCTGCCCTTCGTAAACATCTACGAAAATATCAGACGACCAATACCCATTGCCTCCGGTCGGGTCGTAAAAGCGGAAATTGATTAGGTCGCCGCGCAAATCTGACTGTGGGTAGCCGTGTCTCTGCCGCAGGTACTCGACGCAGAGAAGTGTGGTTTTAATAGTTCGTGCATGGCCTATGATGTGATGCGTTGGTGGCTTGCATATATCGCTCACGGCTTCCGCTCCCCGGCCTGCGCGGTGGGCTGGCGAGCATTCTCCGCTTCTAATCGTCGCCGTTCCTGCATAGGCGTCTCGGTACTATCGAATACTGCGCAATCGTTTAATAAATGGCCTTTCAGCCCTACCGCGTCAAAATCATTGTCGCCACAAAACGGGCAGACCATGTAGATCGTCATCTTCCACCTTCCTTTCCCGCCGCCGCGCCCCACAGTAGATAGCCTGCAAGGTGCTTTCCTTCGTGCCCTTCGCACAATTCACACTGGCCGCACTCTTCACTCTGCGCTTGACAACGTTCTACGCGCCCGCTCGCTATCCCGCTGCTGCCCCGCGCGGCCAGTGTCAATTCAATAATCTGGTCAACGCACTCGCGCACCAACTTCGCTGTCGCTGGACGGCTTGGAGCAAGCTCCAATTTACTGGCAATTTCGCGCAGCGTTCTAAGTGGTTGCTCCAGTCGCACTGGCCCCACACGCTCGGTACGCGGCTCGACGGGCGCAGCGAATCCATTGCATCCGCATAACCCGCACTTTGGAGAATGCACTCGCTCATCGTGGCCGCACTTGCACAGTCCCGCTCCTGCTGCTTCGCGGGAGGACTCCGACAGCGCAACTTCTATCTGCCGAATGCGATTGCTCAACGGCCAAGCCTTGCAGTTGCCAACCGAATAGCTCTCCTCGGTATCGTCCTCGAAGTGGCAACCATGAGCACCCAAGGCTAAACCTTTCGCACAGGCATCACACTTGCCGTCGCGCTCAACTTTCCATTTCGCAAGAATCTCTGCTAGTCGCTCGTTGGTATTCATCCCTGGTTCACCCGCCCTTTCGCTCCACTGTCACAATCGTATCGTTGTGCGCTCCGCCGTGCTGGACCAGAAGAATTTCCAATAATTCGTATCCGCGTACTTTGCCAAACCCGGAGGAGTTCCACCCGCAGCAAATTGCTATGCCACCAGGGGCCAGAATCCGGTCAAGCCCATCCTTTACGACCTTGCAAAGCTTGGCGTTCTGAGTGTCCACCATCTGCGCCTTTTTCTTCGCTATGCGATAGCACTCGGCAATCTGGCGCGGGGAGTAGGGAGGATCGAACAAAACAGCATGGGCAAATCTCTTCTGATTAAAATTGGCCAGGAACTCCTCGGCAGGAAGATGCAATGATGCCTTCGTTCTTGGGTTCAAATCGTTAGTACAAGTTCCCCACGTGCTGTTACGCGCGAAGGGGTCAACAATCAAAGTCATTCCCTTGGGTAGCCAGCGCTCCAGAAGTGCCGCAACCGGACGCATCGAAAATGTAGCCTCGTCGGGCATACAAAACTCGCGCGAAAACTTAACTTCTAACTGATTCTCAACCGCCGTCTCGCTCATCTCGCTCGCTCCCCCCTTCTCTCGACCCTGCGGTGCCCCAGGCCTGAACCCTGCCATAGCCTAGCGCCCGACTCATCTACGCCACACTTCCCGCTGGCACTCCGCTGCTACCGACAAAGCCATGCCACCCGCAAGCCTCATCCTGTTCTTGAATCGATGGCGTTAACGACAAATTGTCCATTCCTGTGCCGCTCGCATTCCAGCGCACCGTCTTGCCTTCTTTGTTTACGCCGAGATGTGGAGGCACAGGACTTCCAAAAAAGTACACTTGCACCCTATGCGTACCGACCGGGCCTCCGTTCTTTGCGAATGCTTTAGGGCAGAGAAAGTGAATCCCATGCGCCTCTGCGAATGAATCCACGCGCTTGAAATAATCCCCCGGATTCGCAACTCCGCGCGCAGCCATCTCTTCTTTACTTTCTAGGCGATAGGCGATGAACCGTCCTTCCAATTCTCTGAGCGTCATCCTCTTCCCCTTTCTTAGAATGCAGGGCTTCCAAGACTTGCTCGCTCGTCAGTCGCTCGTTGGTATTCACCGCCACCACCATCCCTTCACGTATCCCACGGCTTCGATGTAAGGCCACACAAAAATCATGAACAGCGCAATGAGCGGACTCGCCAGAATCAACCCGATCACCGCCAAGGCCGTGTAACTCTCACTGCAATCGTAGCCGTCGCGCCCTGTCAGTCGCTCGTTGGTATTCATCCCTGGTTCACCCGCTCCCACTCCCTCTGCAACTTTTCTTCAATGGCCTCTTCTATGAAACGCTTCTGCTTCACGCTGATGTATTCCTCTTCAGTTAGGCAATCCCACAATGAGGCGAAGAATCCCAATCGAGGCTCGACTAGTACGGTAAAGTGCCCTTGCCCCCATCCGTTCGGCTTAACGCGGAAACCTGTAAAAAATCGCTTCCTCATCTGCTCGCTCCCCCTTCTCTCGACCCCCAGTCACACCTTCTTCGCGGGCTGCTTCCCAACTACCGCGCCATTCTCTTCAAGGTGCTCTTGGTAGGCTGCCAGAAAATCAATTAAGCCCTCTATGGTCACTGTCATGGCTCGCAAGTCATCTACGCTGCCTTCGCATCCGCCGCCTCCGTCAAGCAACCAAAGCAGAACATCGCAACGCCTACGCTGGTCCGGGTCATCGGCTATCCAACCGCTGCCCACGCTAGTTATCATGCTGCCCGCTCCTCTGAAGTACCCAAAAAACTCCTGCCTTTTCTCACCCCATCCTCACTGGGTCGTGCATAAACTAACGCCGTCATTTCCGGGTGAGGGCCTAAGCCCCCACCTCCACCAGTGCATCCAGGGCCGCATAGATAGCTTTCATCTGCGTCTCTGGGCGAGAGAAGTAGACTTCGACGCCGTTGCCTTTGCCCAGTTCACCCACAAAGTCCTGTACGATCACGACCGTCTTCCCCAATGAGTAGAAGTCGAGGGCGCTTCCGTTCGGACCTTCAATAGACGCCAACCGTCTGCCTCCGCAATCCAAGATGCGCGTCTCCATTCCCTTCGCCTGCTCCGACATCGTTATCAGTTTAGAGTCCATAGTCCGCTCTCCTTTGAGCGTGCCCCTATTTTACCAAACGCACTTTTGCACTTTGGTAAACGGGCAGCGAAAGGTGACGGCAACACTGGACTTGCAAGTGAAACCCCGCCGACTTGACACGCACTATCGCTAATGTTTATGCAGCCTTTCGCCTTCGCGTTCAGAACCTCGGCGGAAATGTGCGTTGTAATCATTGGAGATAAAATCTTCAACTTTTACTTTCCCCTTGTTTCGGGCACTGCCAAATAATCCACAGGCGAGTTGAGAATCCGGCCCGGCTCAACGATGTGACCAAACGCACCATCAAGCGATTCCTTCGCGCACAAATGCCAGCCGTCCTCCAACTCGACCAGCAATTCTACGTTTCCGCCAATAGAGCGAATCCATACGCCACCAATGCGTACAGACTTCCGTGGATTGCGATTCTCAAGTGGTACGTTCAATGCGCTCATTCAACCTCTTCCCACCTTTCTTGCTGCGTTAGCTATGGCCTTTGACGCTGGGGTGCCCGCTCAGCCGAACTCTAGTATTTCTTGACTGAGACGTTTTGCCGCTATCTCGCAGTACCGCTCCTCGATTTCAATTCCTATCGCTCGACGCGCCTGATTCTTTGCTGCTTCCAGCGTGGTGCCGCTACCCGCAAACGGGTCGAGGATGGTTTCTTCTGGCTCGCTCCACCAGCGAATCAAAAACTCAAAGTGGCTCAATGCTCGACTGCAGGGATGCCCATTCGCTCGGCGTCCGTCCGGTTGTACCGCGGGCGCTCGGCCGGGAATCACCTTCTGCCCGGCACGGCTTGGGATAGGGGTGCCAAAGCAATACGCTATTTCGTCGCCGCCTAACCAGCGTCCGATGTAACCCGGCATCACATAGGGCAACTGTACGGTGCGGGCATAATCCCACTCTTCGCCCATGACCGACAGAAAGCGCGGATCGCTGTCGTGGCGCATAATCACAACCATCCGCGTCGGCTGAAAGTGTAGGCTCTCCAGCATTTCTAGGAAAAGCGCGTCCGGTCGATTCCAGCCAGCAAGCAATCCCTCTGGGCAGTTCGGCCAAACCGGGTCAGTGATGACGCTCTCGCATAGCTCGAGCTGCGGCAGTACCTCCCGGCAATCGCCGTGGTAGATGGTCACGCCCTTTTCGCTGTAGTACGGTTTCAACCTCTCCACGCCTTTCTTGCTGCGTTAGCTATGGCCTTTGACGCTGGGGTGCCCGCTACACGTGTGCTTCTGCTTCGATTCGCGTCAAGTAGAAGTGAATCCCGCCGCCGCACTCTACCCAGCGGTCTGCGTTCCATTGGTCACAGCGCACCACTTTTCCTGCTCGGTATTCTGTTTTGCTGTCGTGAAGCGAAATACCCACTTCCGCGCCGATGACTTCCAGTACTTTCACGTAGGACGCTCGGCATTTGCGCCCGCTTGCGTTTGAGCGTTGCGCCTTCGATGGCACGGCTAATCTTACAATCACGTTATCGCGGCATTTCTTCCAGCCAACGAATGGGCCGCTGTCGGGCAGGATGGACGTGCGGGCGAGAATTAACTCAGCATTATTGACTTCTTTGAGGTTCGCGCCGTAGAGGTTCGCGCCGTAGAGGTTCGCGCCGGAGAGGTTCGCGCCGGAGAGGTCCGCGCCGGAGAGGTTCGCGCCGTAGAGGTTCGCGCGGGAGAGGTCCGCGCCGGAGAGGTTCGCGCCGGAGAGGTTCGCGCCGTAGAGGTTCGCGCCGGAGAGGTTCGCGCCGTAGAGGTTCGCGCGGGAGAGGTGCGCGCCGGAGGGGTTCG